TCTACGATTCTGCCGACCACTGAGAAAACATGGTCGGAACTCTATGAATCTTGTGTTACTTGTGGCAGTTTTAACCGCTGGGAGATGTCGTACTGAGCATCAACGGGTTACAAACTTTTCTGTCCTGTACTTTTTGAGCCATTTGTGTAGGATATTGCCATGATGAAAAACGAACTGAAGACTGTCAAGTACAACGGTGTCCGCTATCGGATCACGCGAAACAATGGCGTGGAGCTTGTACTCGTGCCGCGTCGTGCGAAGAATGACGACAAGAAGGTCACTGTCAAGATTTCCGACCTCTCCAAGCGTCTTCGTGACCGTCTCAAGGCTGGCAAGAACGCAAGTGATTACCACTACGTGCGTAGCGCAATGAACGGCGCTCTCGTCAAGGAAGACGTTGCTACTCCGTACGGCTGCTCGGTGGGCGATGAGGCCTACTGGTGCAACTAATTGCTAACCAACGGGTTAGAACAATCTAGCGTGCCCGTTGGCTATCAACGGGTTACGCAATTCAAATAGCTTTACTTTTAGCTCAGGGTGTGTAGTATAGTCTTATGAAAATGATACTTGCGCTTCTTGCTCTGACGTCCGCCGCGGCTGCTGCCGACCAGTCGCGTCTGATTGATGCATTGATCCGCGTCGAGTCGAATGGCAAAGCGATTACTGTCGCCGAGGCTAACCGCCTGTCTGGTAAGCACTTTACGCATCGTGAGATGTTCGACCCTACTAAGGCACGCGCTGTTGCTGAGATTGTGCTAAGTCATTACTCTAAACACATTAGCAAAACGACCGGCCGTGATGCGACCAACAAGGAGTTGGCGTTCATCTGGAACGGCGGAGCGGGCGCATGGAAGCGAGCTAGCGCCCCTCTCGGTGATGCGAAACAGCGCAACCTCGAGGCGTACTGGAACAAGGTCGCTAAAGCCCTCTAAAAACTCGCTAGAATAAATACCTTTGTTCTGTGAAATGAGCCTACTTCTAGTAAGTAGATCAAGATATACGTTTCGGCCTTCGTTCACAAGATGACACTGTTGGCCTAGTTAACATAAAAAAGATACTTCAACTCAGATTGAGGTAGGCTCATTTGACAGAACTTTTTGATTTACATTCCGTGCCGTTTATGGCAGGATCTACACTATGACTAAGACTAAATACACTCGCGAGCAGCTGCTCGAAGTTCTTCGCGCCGGAGATCCGGTTGTTGTGACATTCACTAAGGTTGATGGAACCAAGCGAGATATGCGCTGCACGCTCAACGACATTCTCGTACCAGAGGACAAGCATCCCAAGGGCACAAAGCAACTCAAGGAGAATCTGGATGTCATTCGCGTCTACGATCTTGATTCAGATGGCTGGCGCTCGTTTCGCGTCGATTCAGTCACAGGTTACACACCCGCGCCGCTTGAGGTAAATCTGAACCTGATCTAATATGGCGCGCAAAGCAAAAGTTCCGAACACAAGCTACAAGATCCGCGCTATCGATACTCGGTATACGGGCGATGAGCCTGTCTGGGATGGTTGGGAGCGTTGGGATCTGGAGAAGTTCAAGAAAGAACGTTCTCGTGCATTCAATTTCTACAACTACTATCTCGATGCAGTGCAGACGAAAGGTGCTGTCTTTGAGTGGATGGAGCGCAATGGCTACCCGAAGGATGACATTGCTGCAGTAAAAGCTGCGCCCGACTATCTACCGGGTATTACTGCCGGCACGCTGTGCATCTGCATGAACCGAGGTATGCCGCAGCTGCATCCTGAACTTGAAAAGGATCAGCCTTCTGATGCAGCGTTTGTCTCTGATGCACTGGTCAAGGCCATTGCAGAAGGTAAGCGTGCAAAGCAGCCAGATACTGTGGCAATAGACACTGCGCCAGCTGTTTCGCCGATGGTTTTGCTACAGGCTAAAGCCAAGCGCACAGTCATCATGGATCTTGATGTTTTGCTTGATGACTGGATACGAACCAAGGGTCAGAAGGTGCGACGCATTGATCTATATGAGACGATGAACGGACACGATCTATCCTCCCTAGCTTGCCCGCTGGTTGAACGCTGGCTGACTCGTCAGCGCGATGAAATGGTTGCTGCGCGTGACAAGACCGATCCTGATCTGGTTGAAGGCTATCGCTATCTGACAGGTCCTGAGCTGCGTGATCGAATCGATGCAACAGAGCAGATGCTCGCTGATTTGAACCGTTACTGCCATGCTGCAAAAGCGACTCGTGCACCTCGCAAGAAGCGCACCAAGTCAGCAGACAAGCAGATTACTAAGCTCAAGTATCGTAAGGAAGATACCGAGTATAAGATTGCATCGATTAATCCGACACGAGTTGTTGGTGCATATCGTTTGCTAGCATTCAATACCAAGAAGCGTATGCTGCTTGACTATGTTGCTCAGTCGGCAGAAGGTTTCTCGATCAAGGGTACCTCTCTTAAGAACGTCGATGAAACCAATAGTCGTTGTACTCGTCTGCGCAAACCCAACGAATTCCTGGAGGTTGTGCTGAATAATACCGCTAAGCAGATTGAAAAGGCCTGGGATAAGCTGACTACTAAGGAAGGCAAACCCAAGGTACGAATCAATGAGGACGTAGTGCTATTGCGAGTATTTGATAAGAAAGATTAATAGCTAATAGCTTTATCCTTTACAAGATTTAATCAAAGCTGTATTATATCATCTTGGAATCACAACTAATGTTAGATAACATCTTAACTAAAACTACATTAACTCAACGAGTAGAAGAACTTGTTAAAGTTGAGAAGATGACTTATATCGAGGCGGTGCTGCATATCTGCAATGAGCATCAGATCGATCCTGCTGATATTGGTAAGCTGATCGTGCCGTCGATTAAAGCTAAGATTGAAGCTGAGGGTATGGCATCTAATCTTCTTCCTAAGTCTAATTCGCTGAACAACTTTTTATGAGCAATAATACCAACACTGAAGTACCTACCTCTGGCTATTCGCAACCCGTAGATCCGATGCCCGGTTCTATCACCGCTAATCCGGATGGCACGTTAACCGCTTATACGCCTGCAACTACTGGGATTCGCCGCATCAAGCTTGGCCGTCATCCTGCTGTGACGAAAGGCGCGTTTGGTAATGGTCGTAAGCATAATGGCATCAAGTATCGTCGCAGCGCACTGATTCGTCGCTTCCGCTAAGATGAAGATCTACAGCCTAGGCCAGAATGACATACAGAAAAACGGTCAGTGTGCAGTTACTGCATTCTTGAATTCTGCCCACGCAAATGGAGTAATCACTCAAGAACAGTACGATGAGCTGCAGAACTACGGAGTGCTTTGTCATACCTCTGATGGATTCATTGATCGACTAAGGTCGCTCATAGGATTCAAGAAAGAAGAGGATGGCTACACAAACTTGATCTGGACAGCACACCGACTGAATCGGAATGACGACTGATGCAGCCCTGGGAGGCATATCAGATATATACTGCATTGAAGCTGCACTTTGAGTCCGAATCATACGATGCTCTAAAGTACAACTTCAGAACTTCTGCTACACAGAAGTCGTTCCTTCAAAGACGGGATCGCTTTCACTTTGCTAAGCTTGCAAAGAAGTATCCCGATCAAAAGACTTTGGTTGACTTCTTAGTTGCTAACTTCTCTAAATGGGGACGCAGCACCTGGGCGGGCAACCTGCTCGATAACACGGGCGAGGAAGTATACCGAGACTGGCTCAAAAAGCGAGACTCGTTCACATACTTCTTTACCAGTGAAGTCGATAAACTTGCTGACTACTGCGAGAAGAACTCGCTGTCGTTCGACCAATTATTTGCTCCGAACGGCGCGGATCATCCCAAGGTAGTCAAGCTTTTCGGTGAAAACGAAATCTCAAAAGAGACAGTAACAGTCTTCGATGAGTTACTCAACTTCATGAAGCATCAGAACGTAACAGAGACGATCTTCTGGCCAGAATTTGAGAAGTCGATCCGAAAATACCGGCCCTTTCTCCGTCAAAACGTAGACATTAGTAAGTGCAAGCAAATTGTGCTGAAAAGGTTTGCAAACGGAGGACGCTAACATACAATACCATACGCAATCATACACTAAAATACTATGTCATTCGCTGACCTAAAAAAGAATCGCTCCGCAAACCAAATCGCGCACCTGCAATCGCAGGCTGCTAAAGCCGCTGGCAATGGCGGTGGCGAAAAGTCCTATAAGGACGATACGCTCTGGAGCCCGACTGTTGACAAGGCCGGTAACGGTTATGCCGTGATCCGCTTTCTTCCTGCGCCGAAGGGCGAGGAACTTCCCTGGGTCCGTTATTGGAACCATGGCTTCAAGGGGCCCACGGGCAAGTGGTACATCGAGAACTCTCTGACATCTATCGGTCAGAAGGATCCTGTTGCTGAGCTCAATTCAAAGCTTTGGAATTCGGGACTTGATTCTGACAAGGATCTTGTTCGCGAGCGCAAGCGTCGTCTGCATTATGTCGCCAACATCTTGGTGATCTCCGATCCGTCTAATCCGAATAACGACGGCAAGGTGTTTCGCTTCAAGTTTGGCAAGAAG